GCACAGGTAGAAATTCAGGCACTTTGTGAGGCAATGGTCCCTATCATTAAAGAATGGGTTCCTGAGATTTTTAGTTACTATGAAGAGAAGCGTCTTCATAAAGCACGTTTGAGTCCTTAATCTAAATAACCATACACATTATTAAAATTTATGGCAATATATCCCATTATTCATAAAGAAACAGGTGAAACGAAAGTTATTGAAATGAGTGTCAATGATATTATGCAGTGGTATAAAGACAACCCTGAATGGCAGAGAGATTGGTCTCAGGGTTGTGCCTCACCAGGAGAAGTTGGTGATTTATTAAGTAGACACGTTAGAAGAAACCCTGGATGGAATGATGTCCTTCACAAGGTTTCGAAAGTTCCAGGTGCAAATGTAAAACCAATTTAACTATGGCAAGAAAAAGAAGAAGCAATGACAATCATCCAATTGGTATTGGGATGACTGCAAAACAAATGAAAAAAAGAAAACCAATTAGTGCTGACTATTTGGTTGATGTTGAACCCCTTACAGAAAATCAAAAGAAACTTTTTGCAGCATATGAAGAAGGTAAGCATTTAGTTGCCTATGGTGCTGCTGGCACAGGTAAAACGTTTATTACTCTTTATAATGCACTTAGAGATGTATTAGACGAGACAACACCATACGAACAAATTTATGTTGTTCGTTCTCTTGTAGCAACTCGTGAAATTGGTTTTCTTCCAGGAGACCACGATGATAAGTCTGCTCTTTATCAAATTCCTTATAAGAATATGGTAAAGTATATGTTCCAAATGCCCAGTGATGCTGATTTTGAGATGCTTTATGGTAATCTCAAATCTCAGGAAACTGTAAAGTTTTGGAGCACATCTTTTATTCGTGGTACAACACTTGATAATTCAATCATTATTGTTGATGAATATCAGAACCTTAATTTTCACGAATTGGATTCTATCATTACTCGTGTCGGTGAAAATAGCAGAATTATTTTTTGTGGAGATGCCACACAATCTGATTTGGTTAAAACAAATGAAAGAAACGGCATTAGTGATTTTATGAATATTCTAAGAAAGATGGAATCTTTTGATATTATTGAATTTGGAGTAGATGATATTTGTAGGTCTGGACTTGTCAAAGAATATATTGTTGCAAAAATGGAAGCAGGTTATTGATGTCTAATCCTTTAATTGAAAAATATAATGAATTATATGGTGAAAAACAAATAAAAAGTAATCTTTTCACTCATATTGATATTAATCTTCCAAAACTTGAAAGGGAAACCATAGATGGTGTTCGTTATTACACAATACCAGAAGAAGATAAACCAATTAAACTTGTTTCAATTACTTCTGTAACCAGTCATAAGAACCGTCAGTTCTTTGCTGATTGGAGAAAAAAAGTTGGGGAAAAGCAAGCAGATAAAATTACTAAACAAGCAACCAGTCGTGGAACTGATATGCATACACTGGTGGAAAATTATCTTTACAATAAAGACCTTCCATCAGTCCAACCTTTATCTGATTTTCTCTTCAAAATTGCAAAACCAGAATTAAATTGTATAAATAATATTCATGCTCTTGAAGGTTCTCTTTACAGTAAAGTTCTTGGTATTGCAGGAACTGTAGATTGTATCGGAGAGTATAATGGGGAGTTGGCAATAATCGACTTTAAAACTTCTAAAAAACCAAAACCAAGAGAGTGGATTGAACATTATTTTGTTCAATGTATGGCATATGGTTGTATGTTATACGAGATTACTGGTATAATGGTAAAGAAATTAGTCATCATTATGGCTTGTGAAAACGGAGAATGCATTGTTTATGAAGAATACGACAAACAAAAATACATTAAATTACTCACCGAATATATTAGAGAATTTGTTAGAGATAAACTTCACCAATATGAATGATAAAGTAAAGGACGAATTAAATAGTAAATTTTTATGTCCTCAAAGGTTTGCTCAGGATATAGAAAACATTGTAAAAAATTCTAAAATTAATTATATTGACGCAATCGTTACTTATTGTGAAGAGAATAGCATTGAAATTGAAACGGTTTCTAAACTAATTTCAAAACCATTAAAGGAAAAAATTAAAAATGATGCTATTGAATTGAATTTTTTGAAAAAAACTACTCGTGCTAAATTGCCATTGTGACCCCATTTGATGTATATAAAACTTACTTAGCATTTAAAAATCATTTTACAAAAGAAAATTACGATTACTTTAAATATTGTGGAAAGTCCAGAGCATCTCTGGACTCTTTTCATAAGAGGAAAGATAGATTTTTCTTTGAACGAACTTCTAGACAGAAGAGTGATGATGAAATCAAAGCATATTTTGTTGCAAATTTTGTTGAATGTAATGACCCACAATCACTTTGGATTGGTGAAATTATTCGTAGTGGGGAAGAAACATATACTAATTGGTTGAAAAAATCTCAGAGTCTTTTTTATTTGTTTAAAACTGAATGTGAAGTTTTTATCCAAAAAGATAATTTTGAAAAATTGTTTGAGGTAAAAAATAATCAACATCCAGAAATTCTTAAAAAGTATTTTCAAAAAGCAGTCAGTTTAGAAACAATGGTGATATTGGATATGATATTGGGTTATGTTAAAAAGTTTGATAAAAAAATAACAGACCCAGTGTGGGAAACCGTTAGGTTAAGAATTATAAAATACAAACCATTTCTAAATATTGATGTAGCAAAGTACAAGAAAGTTCTTCAGGAGATTGTGTTATGAGTAGATTTTTTGATTCGGAACAAGTCAGAGAATCTTTACTTGAATTGGAAGAACTTCAGCAGAGTATTTTTGATGAATTGTTTTCTCTTCCTTTCTTTGACTCAAAACAAAAAAAGGAACATCTTGATAAGATGAAACTTTTTTTAGAAAAACAAAAAAATTTTGTTTTTAGATTATCATTGTCTGATGACCCAGAAGCAATTGAAATGAAAAATAGAATTCTGGATTCTGCCAAAATGTTTGGACTGAAACCAGGAGACAATTTGAATGTTTTCTTTGAAAAACTGGAAGAGTCAATCCAAAACCTTGAAGAAACACTTGACAAATAACTTCATTACTGCTACAATTAATACGTACAATACGTCTCAATACTACTAATACGGAGAATACGAATGTCTTTTGCTGATCTTAAAAAGCAATCCAAGATGGGTTCTTTGACCGAGAAACTCATCAAACAAGTTGAGAAACTCAACGATGGTGGTTCCAAAGATGATGATAGGTTTTGGAAACCCGCAATGGATAAAGGAGGAACTGGTTCTGCAGTAATCCGTTTTCTTCCTGCCCCCGAAGGTTGTGATCTACCTTGGGCACAAGTTTGGTCTCACGCATTTCAAGGACCTGGTGGATGGTTGATTGATAATTGTCTTACAACTCTGGGACAAAATTGTCCTGTTTGTGAGAAGAATCGTGTTCTGTGGAACTCTGGTTCTGATAAAGATAAGGAAGAAGCACGTAAACAAAAACGCAAACTTTCTTATTTTGCAAACATTTATGTTGTAAAAGACCCTGCAAATCCATCAAACGAAGGAAAAGTTTTTCTTTATAAGTTTGGTAAAAAAATCTTTGATAAGATTAGTGCTGCGATGCAACCAGAATTTGATGATGAAGAACCAATTAATCCTTTTGATTTTTGGAAGGGTGCTAACTTCAAACTGAAACTGGTGAAGAAAGATGGATATTGGAACTATGATAAGTCTGAGTTTGCAGCACCTTCTGCTCTTCTTGACGATGATGATGAACTGGAATCAATCTATAAATCACTTAACAACTTGAATGATTTTGTTGCTCCAAGTGAGTTCAAGTCTTATGAAGATTTGAAGAAACGTCTTGATTACACTCTTGGTCTTAAAGGAACACCCAAGTTCCAAGACCCAGAAACAATTGATGAGGAAGAAGAAATTGAAGTTCCAGTTAAGCAATCTGTTTCTTCTCGTTCTTCAAGTTCTTCCAGTGAAGATGAGGATGAAGATGATGCACTATCGTACTTTCAAAAACTAGCAGAAAGTTGAAATAGTTAAGGGAGGTTTATAACCTCCCTTTTTTATACCCCTGTTATTTTTGGATTATAACCACGTTTTGTAGTTTCATTTACATATTGTGAGGATTCATCGTACTTCATAATATTCTTCATATCACTGA